TGGAGAGGCGAGACCCCTCCACATATGAAGTATGTCGGGAGAATTGGCTTCATCCAGGAACCAGGTTTTAAGATGAGATCCGTGGCAAACCCCTTACCAATTTATCAGTTGGCATTATCAGAATTTGGTTCTTTATTGTACAACAATTTAAGAAACATTCCTGAGGATGGGACCTTTGATCAGGAGAAATCCATAATTGAGGTCCAGGAGTATATGAAATCGGGAGGCGAGTTGGTTGCATTTGATTTATCAAGTGCCACTGACACCTTCCCGGCCGAGTATACCTTCCTTCTCTTAGATAGGTGGGATGATGTAAACCATCATGACCTCTCGTTGTGGAAGGACATCTGCCGTGGGACTTGGGGTTCTTCTATTGGTGACATCAGTTGGAAAACTGGTCAGCCCTTAGGAGTCTTCCCAAGTTTTGCAGCATTTGCTCTTACGCATCACGCAGTCGCGCGTTCTGTGACGAAGGGATTCTACCGGATACTTGGGGATGACATTGTCATCAACAAGGCCGATGCTCCGCATCTGATGGATGTATACAACCGTCTAGGTTGCATCATATCTGAGGCTAAGAGTATCGACTCACCCATACTCACCGAATTTGCAGGTAGGCTTATCACAAAAGATAAGGTCTACTCACAACCTAAGTGGTATGAGATATCTGATCGGTCTTTCGTCGATCTTGCAAGGCAGGTAGGTCCAAATATTTTGGGTCTACTTAGACCTCGGCAAAGGAGGATAATAAAGCTCCTTTCCGAGGTCCCGAGAGCAGTTCACCCGTATGGTATGAATTGGAATCCCTTAGGGAAACCATTCGATCAACGGGTTCGTGAATCCGAGGAAATTCTCCGAAGGCTCGGACTAAAAGATGACCTGATTCCTCAGGTGTCTCGACAGTCTAAGCTTTTAAGTGACCTTCCTTCACGGATCGAACTGAATAACACGGCTAAAGCCTTTGTTATTCATGTGAACAGTGATTGGGACACTGATGATCTCTACGAGGCCATAGGCCGAGCTAGGGGTTCAGTGTCTGTTTCAGAAGAGGTTAATCCTAATTGGATTGAATCGGATGAAGCGCAGTTGTTGCAGTTCTTAGGTATTCACCGGATTGAGGGTATTAAATTACTCTCAGGTTGGTTCATAGATAATTCCTTCATCACTTCAGACCCGCGTGGTGTGACTACACTCTCAGTTCTTGAGAAGAAGTTGAAACATGTTCGCAGTCCTGAACTGTCAAATCTGACAGGACCAGCGTGAGCTGGGCATC